ATCGACTGCCGCGCAAGGCTCTGAACAACAAACCAAAAGTGAAAAGGCCCGATGCAAAACGCATCGAGCCTTATGAATTCTGGCGCACCTGAGAGCCTTCAGTCCTTCAAACCTTCCATGAAGATAATTTTTATTTTTCAGTTAGATAAGAAATTTTTGAGGTGGCCTTATCTGAAAAATGTTGCGGGATTTGTTGCGGGCACCCTTGGCGGGCATCTAGTTCAGATTCGCAGCTTTGAAACTGGCAAAGGATCAATATTTGTACTTCTAGTGTCTCAAAGGCCGTCCTTGGGCCCTCCACCAAGCCTGGCCGCGGCACAAACATTCAAGCCCATTTTTACAATCTACCAATGGTATGGTACGTTTTTTCAACACCTCATTAAATACATATTGTGAATCTGTGGCTTAGTGGCTATTTTTCAGTCTCCTCTGTAGGTGTGTTTGGGATCTTTAGGGTTGAAAAATTCCTTAGGTTCGTACCTGTCACAGTGGTGCACTGTGCGTTCTGTTCGGTTGCATACATGCTTTTTTGGGGGACAAATTTATTAAAGAGATGGGTGAAATGGATTTTCTACTAAGGCAACTTCAAAAAGGTCGAAAGAAAAATGCAGTGCTTTTCTGTGGGGCGGGTTTTACTGCCGATTGCCTAAATCTCGAAAATCCAGAAAAGTTGGGAGTTACTTCCCATTTGCTCAAGATAATGAATGACGAACTCGAGGCGCAGGGAAGGCAATACGGGTTTGGAAATATTAAAAATGCTGCCGCAAGATTCCGAAAGGAATTCGGGAGTAACCGCCTAATGGAATTGTTGCAGGGAAAATTTGACATTGGATCTGTTTCAGATTCCATTGAGGGCGTTGTGAAATTTCCTTGGGCACAGATTTATACGACAAACTACGATAATGGTATCGAGACTGCGTTAAAGAACCTTGGGGTAAGGCACACTCCACTAAACAATCTTGAACAGCCTCGAGAAAACTATGACGGAGTTCCCGTTGTTCATTTGCATGGTAGGGCGGTTGATTGGACGATTGGTAACTTTGAAGAAAGTTGTATTTTGGACTCCTCATCTTATCGACACCTTTCGGGTGTTAAAGATTGGATGCCGCAGCTCCGTCTTGATATCCAACATGCTGAAATAGTGGTTTTTGTAGGGTTTAGCGCCGCAGATTTCCATCTGGAGCAAGTATTTTTTGACGTTGATGATCTTAAAAGCAAGGCGGTTTTCATAAACCGTCCTTCAGCCGAGCCGGACCTGGACATTCAAGCTACACAAGAGGAGTTCGGAACACCACTTTATATTGGTCGAGAGGGCCTATCCAATTGCATTGGTGAAACTCTCAAGCTTGCCCCCCCCAAAGAACCCGCCCTTGCTTCCTTCTCTAGGTTTGTCCCTCCTGCGCCAAGCAGGAATGTTCCTCCTGTGCAGGATATTGAAGACTTGTTCCTTTGGGGAGACGTACATGACGAACATGTAAAGAGAGATTGCGACGTTCAAAAGTCAGACTACCACATCCTTAGGAAGGAAGTGTCGGAAATCTCTGATATCTTGGGGATTCCTGGGAATGCTTGCTTCTTGCATGGTGATATATGCGAAGGAAAGAGTTTGATTTCATTGGGTGTTATCCATAAACTTTCAGGCGGTAGACCTGTTTTTATTCTAGGTCATACTTATACGGATTTGCTTGATGAGATTTCTTCAATTTTGTCTTCTTATGAGGATGCCCTTTTCGTTGTTGAAAACTGTTTTACGATTAGTGAGGCGAGATTAATCAGCGCAGCTCAGATGGTGTCTGGGAGCGGAGGCAACTTGCTATTGTTGGCCAGGAGCGTGTCTACAGAAGGTGAAGCTGGAAAGCTAAAGAAGTTGCGAGCGATTTCAACTTTTCAAGAGACCCAGGTGGGAAAACTGTCAGAGGTGGAAGTCGACGACCTTATTGCTTTGGTTGATCAAATTGCGGGATGGCAGAGGTTCAGAGTGCTTTCTCACAATGATAGAAAAAGGTTTATCGAACGAGATTGTGGAAGCTCCTTGCCGAGTGTGCTGATAAGTTTGCTGAATTCTAAATTTGTCAAAGAGAAGTACAAAGAAGAATATAACAAGATTGCCGGAGTTTCGGAGATAGATCAACAAATGGTTATTGCCGCTTTGCTGGTGGCAAACCTAGGGTTTGATGCTCCTGTTTCCTTTGTTAGCGATGTTTTTGCGGATGATTTTGGAGCAGCGGTAAAACGGGTTTCGAACCAGTCTGGTGGGCTCAAGCTACTCAGAGTTGACCGAGGTTTTGCAAAAACTATTCCGTCCATTGGCGCGAGAAACCTATTGAAAGCAGTGATTGATGATCAAGTGATTGTAAATGTCACAATCAAGATCTTGGAAAGTATGGCGGAAGAGGGGCAGAGGAGTGATTTTAGGAAACACATCTTTACTCAATTGATGCGATATTCTGTTTTGAACTCCACTGTTTCGAAAGAGTCAGAGGTTGTCAGATTTTTCGATCATATATCAAAAATTTCTAGCTTCAGAAATATGCCACTGTTTTGGCTTCAATGGCACATGGCAATGACCGATCAGGGGAAATGGGAGAAGGCCGAACGCTATCTATCTAGTGGAAATATTGCTGCGGATGCTCTGGAAAGAAGAAATGGTACTTCTTACGATCGGAAGCAGCTTCAGGATAGAAGAGCCAAATTAATTGCGGCGAGATCCGCCGCTGAAACTCGATCAAATCCAGTGCTATTCAAGGAGACTAAAGAGGCGCTTGATATTGTTGATCGGTTGTTCCAAGGTGAGGAAATAACACACCACCCTTACGAAACTCTTCTTGAAATTGTTAAAATGGTAAAGGTCCGAAAACACGATTTGAAGGAAGGTCAAAGCGTTCTAGTTGATAGAAAGATTTCTAACCTTATTAGTTTGGCTAATCGGAAATTGAATGTTGTCCCGGACGGAAGTCAACGTTTGAAGGCTCAAAAGACTTTGGACCTTTTTAACGATCATTGAAAGTCAGAATAAGCTTGGTTGGGGGGGTATCATGCCCCCCCGACCACACTTTTTTGAAAATTGAGTCAGTTTAGCTTTCCAAATTTTGTTCAGGAATGGAATGTTTACTGTTTTCACGGCACTTTATTTCCAACTGAAACAGAATGTTTGCTGCTTCGTGCGCTAGGTGAAGAAAACCACTTTCTGGGTCGCGCTCTACGCCCAGATCCCGCTCTATTCGATGGCGACGAGCCGCCGCATTGAACCGTTCCGCTTCGACCTCCATCCAGGAGTTGGGTTTATATTTGGAAGCACCAAAACCGAGAACCTGAACAACAGCTAATAGCGCGCGAGGGCAGCCGACTTCCAACAATAGTGGGTTTGGTTTCCTGAAATCGTCTTTGAAATTCTGAGATTTGTTAACCATTGGGATCTCCAAGAACTGTTGCTGGGAAGGGGTTACGCGCGCCACTGTCCAGTGCGCAGGGTAACAATGGCGCGCTTGCCGTTGCCATAGGTGAGGATTGCGGAATGAGACCAGGAAGACGGACCACGATTATAGCCCATATCCAGGGTGGCAAAGAGGCCCGCCTGATAGCAGCCGTGGCAGATGGCGGCTGAATGGGAATGGCCGATATTGGCCTTTTCCCCGGTGCGGGCGATATTGGCGGCGGTGCCGCGCGCGCCGTTTGGGCCAAGGTCGCCGTGCTGGTCATGGCGGACCCCGGCGATTTCCAATCGCTCATTGCGCGATAAAAACCGAATGCCCGGATCTAACCCGGCGCGCTCAAAGGCCCAGGCGGCGAGGTCAAATCCGGTGTCCTGGCGCTGGATGGCTGCCACCTTGGCGGCCGCAGCGGTGAGGAAGAACCCGGCGTTGATCGGGTCGCGCCTGAAATCCGCAGTCTCCACCCAGCGGTCCAGGTGTTCATCATGGTTGGATTTCACCACATAGGTTTTTGCCCATGGCCGCGTCATCTGGTTTAGAATGTTGGCGGTGTCGCGGATTTCATCCTCCACCGAGTCGGCTTTGTCATAGAGCGCCGCCACCAAGTCAAAGAACGTATTGTGGTGGGATCGGGGGCCAAAATCCAGCACGTCATTTAGAACCTGGTGGCGCGGGCGCAGAGTGTCCACCATGCCGCTATCCCCCCAAACCGTTTTTGCCACCTCTGGGTCCAGTTTGACGCCGTGAATATCGCCAGGGGTGAAGACCTCCAGCCGGTGGCCGGTGGTGACCTCGCCATGATCCACGCGCAGATCCAGGTCATAGATTTCGCCCGCGTCGGTGGCGTTGATTTGGCGGGCAAACCAGATGCCCTGGGCCGTGACCTCCACCAGAAGGGCGCCGAATGCGTGATGGAATTCCGCCTTTAGCCCGGCCTTGCGCTTGATGTAGTTTTTCAGGGTCACGGCGCCGGTTGTATAGTTGAACTTGGCGTCGGTTCCCGGCGCGGTGGCGATGGATTTCAAGGCGATTTGCGGGTGGGGAAAGACGCAGGACGCGGTGCCGGTGAAACTGTCCAGCCCAGACAGCGGCGTGACGGCTGTCGGCAGAATATTCATGTCACCTGCCCAGATCAGGCCGGGGCAGATCTCCACGCGCTCATCGGCCAGATAAGGCTCAACCTCTGGCGCGTACCATAGTTCAGTCTCGGCCGCGCGGTTGACCTTTTCCTGTGCCACCTGTGCCTCGCTGTGATTGTAGCGGATGCGGGCCACCATGATTTCGGCGCCGTAGTGATCGGCAAGGGCGCGCAGATTGCCCCAGAACCCGGCGTGAATGCCGGTGTTGCTTTGGGCAGAGGTCAGCAGATAGCGCCGGACCTTGCCGCCGGTCTCAAGGCGGCGCGCAGCGGTGGCCTGGATCTCGCCATGGGCTGAAATCCCCCAGGCATCCGCCTTGCGCAACCGGCGTTTGATCTTGGAGCGGGTGACACCAAGGGCGCGGGCTGTGGCGGAGACATTGCCGTCATTCTGGGCCAGGGCCTGGACCACAAGGCGGGCCTCGGCCGGGGTGATCTCGGTCGGGCGGTGTGAAAGGTCGCTCATGTGTCGCTTTCCTTGTCCCGCTTGCGGTGCCAGATCGGGGCCAAAGCCCAGGTGAGAAAGCGCACCCCCAAGACGAAAGAAGAGGCCAGCGCCAGGGCATCGGGGGCCGTCAAGAAAACGTCCCGGCCGTTCCAGGTGAAGGTCCAGAGCGGGGCGAGGAAGAAGCGAACCGCGTGGCCGTCACCGCCGCCGCTCATCAAGGGGGCCGTGGCCATTGGGGCCACGGTGGCCGATGCCAGAACCATATCAATTTTGGGAAACCCTGCTTTCATTGCCTCACCTATGATCAGTAGTCCAAACGCGGCCATGATTGCCGCAAATGCCAGTCCGCCCATGGGCCGCTCCTCAGAATGTTGCCTCAACAGAAAGGGACACGGTGGCGCGCCCCATTCGGTTTCGTTTCTGCGCCAACTCCACCTCAAGAGTTGCGCCTGTGATCAGGTCAGACAGGGCGCGCAAACTCGCATCCGCGCGCAGGGCGTCCCGGATCACTTCCCCGGCGGCGGTGGTCACCGTTCGGCCGTCTTCACCGGGATCAAACCTGGCGAAATACTCCACCTCTATGGTGAGCTGGACCTCCTCAAGATCCGACCCCATGGCGACCTGGACCGCGCCGTCACGGGTCACGGTGACCAGAAAGGCGGGCAGATTGTCGGGCATAATATCGGCTGGGTTGTGCGACCAATCCTTGGCATCGGGCACAGCAAGGGCCACGGCGGCCTGCGCCGCCGCCTGAAACGCGGATTCACTCATTTGGATAGATCCTTTAGAAAGTAATGGTCAGACGGGCAGGGGTGCCCGGCCCATAGGTTTCCGAGACCTGGGCCACCCGGATTTCTTGGGGGCCAGACAGGGCGGAGACGTCCAGACCTGTGAGGCTGGTGGCATCGTCAACCGTTTGGATGACCAGAGGTGCCGCCTCTGGCCCGATCTCCACCCGGTAGCGCTCGAATGCTTCCCCCAGGGGCACGTCGCCGCTATCGGTCCAGGCGTCCCCCTCAATTCGGCTGCGGCGGATCCAGGACAGGGACAGCTCCCCGCCTGCAAGCGTGGCTTTCAGGTGGCAAGGTGAGAAGGGGCGACGGCCTACACCCTGGAAAGCGTGAAGCTGGCCCGTAACCTCGGCATGGTCTTTGCCAGTAGGAAGGGCGCGCCAGTAGAAAGGTCGGCCGATTTCCGGGGGCTGCATATCAACAGGAATGACCGCGCTATCCAGCAAGACGATGCGCGCGCCCGGCTCAAGATCGCTGCCGGATCTGGTCCAGCCGGTGCCAAGCTGGCCCCGCAAGAATCCAGAGAGGCGCCAGGTGTTGGTGCCTATCAGCTCAGCATTGCGGAATTGCAGCACTTCCCAAGAGTTGGGGGAATGCTCCACCGCTATGGCATTTGCCCCGGCCAAAACGTCCTCTTTGGATCTACTCACCAAAGACCCGGCGAAGAGTTCCACATCCAGCGTTTCAGGCGACCAGATGTCCGGCATCCCCGGCGGAAATGCCGTCACTGTCTCGCCTGTGGTGGCCGCCAGGCCGGTGCGCAGGTTGTGGCTATAGCCGGTCTCAAGGCTTGGTGAGCGGTACAGATCCACGCCACCGGGCCAGGGTTTGGCGTGAAAGGCGGCGAGGCCCTGGTGATCCGCCATTGTGAGGCCCGGCAAGATCGGCAGATCCAGCAGGTAAGGCAGCGCAGTTTCAGATGGCGGGGTCACATGGGCCAGCCCTGGACGGATCGGACCACCGACTGAGGACAGCGCCGTGCCGGTGTAGAGATAGGCGCTCACCGTGCGGGCCGTGCCCCGGACAATTTCATCAGCAATGAAACGCAGCTTTGCGCCGGATTTCGGCGTGAAGCCAAAGACGTCACCGGGTTTGAGCTGTGAGGATGGCGGCAAGGTGAGTTTGATTTTCTCGCGCTCATCAGCCGCCCGGTGCAGCATGGTTTGCGCCGTGGCCGTCATCCGTTCCAGATCCGAGACCAGCGCCAGTTCCGCCGATGCCTCGGCCTGGCCCGGTTTCTCGCGGATGGTGGCGCGGGCGGCCCCGGCCTCGTAGTCCAACTCTGTGTCGGAATAGCTCACCACCGCAACCCGTGGTGTCTCCTCTTGCGAGGTCCGGGTGATGGTGTAGAGCGCGGCCGGGCCATCCTCCACCAAATGGTCCAGGGTGTAATCCGCAACCAGTGGTGCAGATGACCTGGACGTCACGCGCAGGATGCCGCCAACCTCGGAGGCGTCAAGATTAAGCGCGACCTCCCAAGTGCCCATCATGTCCCGAAACGACATTGGCCCAGCCAGCACCATGCCATCCGCTTGGCCGTAGCATTGCGACAGATCCACCTTGGCTGGGGCATAGTCGTAGTGCGTTTTCAGGCGCCGCTCTATGACCTCGGCCGCCGGGGCAGATCCGGCCCGGCCGTTGAGCCAGTGACCATAACGCCAGTTTGGCCCATCGCTCCACAGGTCATTGGTCCGGGGGTACTCTGGCCAGGGGCGCGCATCCCAGGACCAGACAAAGGCGTTTTCCGTAGACAGGACTGCGCCGCCGTTGTCCCTCCACCATTCCAGCATGGCGCGGATGTATTGGCGCTGCATGAAGTCATCCCGCGCGCCGCTGGAATAATGCGGCATGTAGGATTCCGAGGTCTTTGGATCGTAAAACACATTCGGTTGGTTGGTGCCCAAATGAATGGAGGGGCAGCCAAATTCTGTGAACCAAACAGGTTTGGACCCAGGCACCCAAGGGGTTGGCGCGGCATCACGCACGCCACCAGGGCGGTTGTGATGCGCAGCGCCGTGCCAAGCCCGGATGGCCTTTTGACGGAACACCCAATCCTCACCATGGGCACCGTCCCAGATTGGCGTCCGGGTCTGGGTGTCGCGGTCTGCCTGGCTGGCATAGTAGTAATCCCAGTATTCCCCGCCCTCAATTTGGCCCTTGAGGTAGTCCAGAGAATAGACAGAGGTCACGCCGTTTTCCGGGTCATAGTCCGCATGGGTGTTTCCGGGGCGCCAATCGGAGAGCGGCAGATAGTTGTCAATCCCGATGAAATCCACGTCCGCGCAGGACCAAAGCGGGTCCAGGTGGAAATGGACCTCGCCGCCCACGCGGTGGGAATGGTATTCCGACCAATCCGCCGCGTAGGAGATTTGCGCCGCTGGCAACATGGTTTTGACGTCACCGGCCAAAGTGACCAGCGCGTCCACAAAGGGATATTGGCCCAGGGTGTCACTGGCCATGGTGAGGTCCACCAGTTCGGTCCCGATCAAGAACGCATCCACGCCGCCCGCGTTGCGGGCCAGCGCTGCCAGATGCAGGATAAAGCGGCGAAAGCTCCACTCAGTAGGCCCTGAGTAAACCGGCACCCCGGACCCGGCGGAGAAGTGACCAGGGGCAGCCGCGCCCATCAGGGCCGCAACCTGCGAAGCCACGGCGCCATCCGCAGCGGCGGGGCCGATCCGGCCGCGCCAGGGGTAGGTGGCCTGGCCAATGTTGCCATCCCGATCCGGCAAGGCGTTGTCCGCCGGAATATCCATCATGACAAAGGGGTACAAAACCACCCGCAGCCCACGCGCTTTCAGATCGGCAATCGCATCCATGATGGATCGGTCATCCGGGGCAGAGCCAAAGGCCGGGGTGCCATCCACAAGGGAAACCATATTGGCAGAGGCCCGTGTCAAACCGCCAGCGGTCCAGACGCGGGACGGGTGTTTTTCCTTGGTCTCCACCCGTGGTTCAATCTGGCAATGCGCGGCGCGCAGATCGGTGCCAAACCATGAGACCACCAGGGCCACCGTGTCGCAGGCGGGCAGAACCCCTTGCAGCAGGTCCAGGGAATTGGCCCAATCGGACCTGGCGGCGCTGCGAATGGCGTTTTCGCGCGTGGTGGAACCGGCGCCCCCTTTAGTCAGGATGGCGGGTGAATAGCCAAATTCTGTGGCGCCGGGGATCATATCAACACCCCGGATAAGATCCTCCATTTCGCCGGATGGCCCCCACAGCTCAAAGGTCAGATTGGGGATGCGGCGGCCGTAGTCTTCAATATTCATCCGCTCAAAGACCACATATGAGACGCCGCGATAGGCTGGCGCGCCGCCGTCTTTGGCCACCATCAGGGCGTCCGGTTCCTGGGTTTCAGAGCCAGTGTAAAACCGGATTGTCAGGTCCGAGGTGTCCAGCAATTTGCCATCGGCCCAGATCCGGCCGAAATGTCGGATTGGCCCCGTTGCGCAATCACTCAAGGCCACGGCAAAATTTGCATAGTAGCTGTATTCTGTAGTTTCCACAGATCCGCCGCCACCCTTGCCACCCTGCGAGGTGGTGCTGGTGACTTCCTCTAGATTGGTGGCCCAGATCACCTGGCCCGCCACGCGGGCCACACCTTCCACTACGGGCAAACCGCCGCCCTCAGCGGATTTCTGGACCTCCATATTGTCCAGTCTCGGCCCGGTGGTCTGAGTGGAGGAACCAAACAGGGAATTATCAATCGCTTGGCCAATGAGACCCCCGGCGGCCTTGCCCAAAGCGGCGGCGGTGACACCAAGGAAGGTGCCGCCGATAGAGCCACCAATGGCCGCGCCAGCGGCAGACAGCAGAATTGTAGCCATGGGAAGGCCTCCAAAATGTCAGGGGTGATGGTGAGAAACCAAATTACTTGACGCCATCTTTTTCGATGACACGCAGGGCCAAGGTGGCCTCGCGCTTTGCTTCCTCTAGGGATTTCGCCTTGGCGATGACTTTCAAATAGCTGGCAACTTTTGTAAGCGTTTTCATGGTCAATCTAACTCCTAGGAGGAAGGGAAACGCGCCGCGAAAGACAGGCCCGAGCGATAGGCTGCGAAAGGAACACAGGTGACGCCAACACCCTCCAAGGCGTGGATGAATTGCCCGTCCCGTTCCAGAATACCGCAATGGACCTCGCGGTTGCCTTGCATCCGCAGGACCACCACGTCACCGGGGCGCGCGGATTCCAAGGCGATGGGGCATAGATATTGGCGCGCGGCCTGCACCAGCGGGCGGGCCGATGAATTGGCCCAATCCGCGCGCCAGGGCGGCGGCGCTGGTGCAGGCTTGCCGGTCACATCGGACCAGACGCCGCGCACCAGGCCTATGCAGTCACAGCCCACCCCGCGCAGGGCAGCGGACAAAACGTAAGGCGTCCCGATCCAGGCGCGGGCGGCAATGAGGGCTTGCGGCTCAGAAGTCATTGCGGGATGCACCATCATGGCCGGACTCGCCGGGCACCGCATAGGTGAAAGCCTCTTCACCAACGATTGCAGGAAAGCCCCGAAAATTGACAATGTTGGTAAAGCGCGCATGACAGGTGGAAATGGACTTGTCACAGCCCGGCAACAGGTCAAAGCCATCGCCCGCAGTCATCGGTTCCAATGGCGCGCGCCAGAGGCCCAGATTGTTGCCCCGATGGGCGCGCACATCATGGCGCTGGCCCAGGTTGGCGCCAGAGGTCCAGACCAGAACCCCGCCGGAATAGGTCTTGTCGGTGTCATCGGCCAAGCCAGCCACCATGAAATCTGCCTCGCCTATCAGCGTGGCAATGGTGCCGGTCAGTTGTAGGGCAGTAGCGTCAAAGCCGCAGCGGGCATCGCCCAATTCTGCGTCACAGGTGCTGGTGACATAGCGGCCGCGTTTCTGCGCCAGGTTCCCGGCCTCGGATCTGAGTTCCGCCGTGAAAGACACCTCAGTCCGTGAGACCTCGCCAAGGTAGTAGTGCCCCACGGTGGCGTGGCGGGTCTGGGTGGACCAGTCGATTTCTATCACCTCCACCTTGGCACCATCAAAGAACCCGCGCGCCAGGTCTTCCTCTGTCACCGCGTCCGAGTTGATACCGCCCTGGACCTCTTGTTCATCCACCGCCAGGCCAAGCGAGGTCACCGCCTCGGAGGGACTAAGGGCGGCGGCGGCCTCATAGGTGACACCCTCCACGGTTAGGTCCACATCGCAGTCGGTGAAACCCATCACGCGGCCGTCTTGGCGGGTCAGTTTCCAGCCGCGCACAAGGGTTGTGGTGTTGCTCATGGTGCGCCCTCCACCACGGCGACCACCTGGCAATAATCGCGGGCTGCATCCATGGCCAGGCGGATGGCGTGATCCTCACAGCAGGCGCGCACCGGGAAATCCTTTGGCCCCCAGTCATAAGCAAACATGGTGTTTTGCAGGGTGACAGTGAATTGGCGGTGGCCTGAATTCTGGGCTTGATCTTGGGCTGGGTGATCCGCTTTGCCTTGGGTGGCGGGCCTCATGTGGACCCGCGCGCCAAGAGCGATCAACAGGGCCTTGAACACGGCGGCCCATTTTCCGTTCTGATACAGGCGGAACAGTTTGAACCATTGATAAATGCTCATTCGCGCACCTCAATAAGTTGGATTTCGGGAATGGTGCCAACACCGCGTCCCTCGGATTCCGAGAAAAACGCCATATCGGTGGCAATGCTCTGGGTGTCGAAACGGACCGGCACGTCAAAGAGGAAACCGGCTGTTACCACCACGCCGGGGTCCGGCGGAGACAGGAATGAGATTGCGCCAGTCAGATTATTGACGCTCCACCCGGCGCCCTGGGCCGCGCCATCCAGCGCCACCAGCACCGATCCGGCAACGGGTTTGGTGATTTCGCGCAGGTAGGGGTTTAGGCTG